GGCTCGAGGACGAGGCGGCGGCCAGGGCGTCGGTGCCCAGCAGCGACCCTCCGGCGTAGGGCGATGAGGCACCACCCGTGCTGAACGAGGTGGCTGGGTTGCCCGAGTCGGTCAGGTAGGCGTTGGCGTAGGCGACGTTGGCCGGGTTCGATGATCCTCCCAGCCCCTCGTAGTTCGAGTTTGCAAGAGCTGCTGCGTATTCGGACGGTGTGGTGTTGCCACTGGCCAGGTCGTCGTAGAGGGAGCTGAAGCCCTTCTCCTTGAGCGTCTGAGCCTCAGCCGTCGCCCCTTCCAAGAGGCTCGGATACTGCTGGACGCCTGCCGAGTTGACCGAGGTCGAGCCGGGCTCTTTCTGCGTGGTGGCCAGCGGGTTGTCCTCGCCGCCGGGCATCCCCTCTTCGGTCATCTGGGTTTCGAGCAGGCCCTCGTTGGACTTGGTGTCGGGCAGGCCAGCTTGTAAGAGCACGTCGGCGGCGTACTGGGCCGGGTTGGTCGGGTCCGCCGTCAACCCCGTGCCGCCGGCTGGGCTCGGAGTCGACGTGTTGGCCGGGTGAGAGACGTTGTGCGCCGCCGTCAGCTGCTTGACTCGGGACTCTGGAACCCCGGCGGCGATCAGGGCCTTGGCGTCGGGGTGCGCCATGCCGGTCAGGTTGTCCTCTTTGGCCTGGTCAATGGCCACACGGGCTTCGTCGGCCTTGAGTTGGCTCGGAGTGGCCTTGCCTTCCTTGGCGATGGTGGCCGACATGTCGTTGAAGGTGGCGTTCTCCTGCGCGCTCAGGCCCTTCGGATTCTTCTTCGGCTTGGGGGGCTTCTTGCCCGTGATGGTCGACTCAGGTTCAGCCAAGGTTGCTCACCCCCGGCGACAAGAGGTTGAGGCCCGAGCTCGCACCGATTCCCGAGACCTGGGATGGGGACAGCGAAGTTCCGCCCAAAAGGCCCAGCCCCGCTGCTGCGCCCTCGGCGGTGCCCAACTGACCCTCGTAGATGCCCGAGAGGCTGTTGAGCAACTGGGGGAGGTTCTGCTCGTAGTCGAGGCCCGACTGGGCGAGGCCGTAGCCGAGCTGCTGGGCCACCTCTTGTTGGGACAGGCCGTTGGACGTGGCCACGAGGGCGAGGTTCTGCTGCTGGCGGGCCAGATCACCTGCGGAGTACTGCTGCTGGGCCGTGGTCCCCTGCTGTTGGAGGGCCGACTCTTGCTGGGCCCGGCTGATGTCGGCTTGCTGGTAGCCGTAGTTCTGACTGAGCAGGTTCTCCTGGGTCTTGGCCCCGACGGTGTTCGTGCTCCCGCTCGCAGCCAGGTTGCCGGTGAGGGACTGCTGATTGGCCCCGTAGTTGAGCGCTGCCTCTGCCAGCTGTTCGGGATACTGCTGTTGCTGGAGGCCGTACTCCTGCTGCTCGATGCCCGTGGTCGTGCCGAGCAACCCGGCCTGGGCCTGAAGGCCCGCTCCTTGGATGCCAAGTTGTTGGCCCGAAATGCCGAGCTGGGCCTCCTGGTTGGCCGCCTGCTGCTCGAGGTTCTGGTTGGAGAGTTGGTACTGCTGGGTGTTGATGTTGTACTGGTTCCCGGCCAAGGCCTGTTGGAGGGCCGAGATGGACTGCTGGGGGGCGGTGGCTCCTTCGAGCTGGCCCAAGATGTTCTGGAGGTTGTTGGGCGACGAGGAGAAGTTGTTGATGTCCTGTTGAAAGGCCGCGACGGGGTTCTGAGTGCTCTGCCCCTCCACGAACTGCTGGGGCTGGTTGGGTGATCCGCCGTAGGCGGCGTCGGTCAGGCTCATCGGATCGGCCTGTTCGGCTTAGGGAACACGCCTTGGGGGCGGGGGTTGGGACGACAGGGGCCACCGGTCTGCATCAGAAGCTCCCGTTAACAAGCCAGGCCGGGACGTTACTAGTGCCAGTAGAAAACCAATTGGCCTGATCGGTAAACGACCGACTGAGCGCCACCATGGAATCGAGGTTCTGCTGGTACATGTTGAACTGGTCCTGCCAGCGCGGGTCGGCGTCTTGGCGCAAAGCTCTGTAGACGGCGTAGTCGTAGATCAAAGACTCGTACCCCGGCAGGCAGTCGAGGGTGTCGGTGCTGTTCACCACCGGAACTGGCAATCGGTAGTAGAAGCACTGGAAGATCCCGGCTTGTGAGGGCACGGGGTAGGCCACGATCTGCAATGTCGGCGGGTTGGACCACAAGGTGTAGAGGCTCGGGAAGGCCCCGGTGTACTGCTGGTAGGTGCCCCACACGGCGTCCATCTCGTTGTAGCCCCGGAACTCGAGCCCGTAGGTCTGGGTCGAGCCTGAGGGGATGTATTCGAGGCGGTAGATGCGCAGGATGTCCGACGGGGCCACGTACTTTTGGACATTGGAGAGGACTTCGAGGGTGACCAGGTTGCGCAGGGCTTCTGACTTGCGCTGCACGTCGGCCTGGCCCAGGTTGATGTAGCTGGTCAGCTGCGTGTTGGACCACTGCTGGGCCACTGGCTCGTCCAAGAAGTCACGGATCTCGGTCAGCGCCACAGACAGGGCCGTTGTCGAGTTTCCCACGGCCCGATCCTACCTAGTGCCCTTCGGCCATGTAGGAAAACTGGAAGCCCAATCCGTTGGCGATCTGGGTTCCTCCAGCCCCGAAGAGCTGGATGTCGAACCCTGAGGCGTGCACCGTCGTGATGGACCCCGCAATGGCGGGAGGGTACATGCCCAAGGTGATCGAGTTGACCGTGCTGGCGAACGGCTTTGGAAAAACCACCGTCACCCCCCCGGTCGTGTAGGTGCCGGTGACGGTCTCGAACTGCCAGGTGTAGAAGCTGTTGGCCCAATTCTGGATCTGGTAGAGCGCCGTCTGGACGATGGGGTCTTGAACGTTCTGGAGCCCAGAGAGCAAAAGGCTCGGAATGCCGGTCAGGTTGGACTGGGAACCCAGATAGTTGGGGGGGACGGTCACGACAACCCGACGTGTTCGCGAACGCGGTAGCCCATCGACAAGCCGTGGACGACGGGGGCGAAGGTGGTGCCCCCGCACGACAGCCTGACAGCCACCGTCGTGGTCTGTGAGAGGCGGGCGTTGAGGCGGGTCTCTTGGATGGTGTTTATACCCGCCGTCATGGTCCAGGTGTCGAGCCCGACCAGGTTGCCCTTGTCGTCAATAAGCGTCACGCCGATCTGGGGGGCGGCGTCACCGTAGGGGTTCGAGGCCCGGATGACCACTTCACGGGCCGTGCTGGTGCGGTCTTCACTCGGGATCTTGATCGGGAGGCTCTGCCATGTGAAAAAGGGCCCTGGCACCGAGCGGTCGTATTGGAAGAGCCAGTTGGTGGCCGAGTTTGGCACCGTGGCTAGACCCATGAACATGTTCTTGGAGTCATACCCCGGCACGTACCAGAAGTAGGGACCATTCACCGAAGGGTCGGCCAGCCTCCACCAGCTGCCGGCGGTCGAGTTGTAGATCCAGTTGTTGTTGAACAGCATCCAATCGGACCAGCGTTGGATGTAGTAGCCGTAGAAGGGTGAGTTGATCCCTCCCGGCAAGTTGGTGGTGGCGAAGAACTCGTCGTCCAGTTGGTTGGAGATTTTCTGAGAGGTGTTACCGCCGTTCCACAGCCACGCACCTTGACGGTCGGCACAGTAGTACATGCCGTTCTGGTCGGTGTCGGTGCGGCCGTAGATGAAGCCGGTGGAGCGGACGCCAGGCAACGAAGTCACCGTTGGGTTGTTCAGGTCGCCCTGGATAACGATGGCCCCGCCGCGGCACTTCACGCAGAACAGTTCACCGGCTGACACGCTGTTGACCGCCCCGTAACCGAAGGGGTTTTCCGGTCCGAATATCTCAAACTGGTGGGGCCAGGTCGATGACTCAGGCGGGTCCGTGTAGCTGAAGGCTTCGTTCGGGAACTGGGTGATGGCGACGGGCCAGCCGTAGCCGTTGTTGATCTGGATGGCGACGACTCGGCCTTGGTGCCCAAAGGACGTGCCGACGGGTTGGGTAGTGATCGTTGAAGTGCTGAAGGTGGTCGGCGCGGTGGGTGGAGGGTAGACGTAAAGATCCGAGTTGGGTCCGTCAGGGGCCGTCAGGGGTAGGACGACCTGGGGTTGAATCGTTCCTGCGACCGCTACGACGGTGCTGAAGGGGTAAGTGCAGAAGTTCTCGTGCGAGGTGAAGTTGTAGTCCGCCGTGGCGATCTGGTGCAGCGAGGGAGTCTGGGCCAAAAAGCTGTAGAACTCCGACCGCTGGAACCCAGCCGAAGGGAGGTTCAAGGTGTTGATCCCAAAGACCAGTTCGTCGGCGTTGGTCTGGAACGAGTTGGTCAAGGCGATGATGTCGGTCTTGGACCGCCCGGTGATACCCATTGCGCCGAGGCTGGCCACCCCGCTCAATGAGCACATCGAGCCCAACCCCCCGTTGGGAAGGCTCATACATCCGAAGGTAGCCGTGGCATCTGCCGCGCCTGGCGGGGCGGGAAAGATGCCCTCGACAGAGCCGCCGGCGATCAGCCCGTTGTCGTAGATACCCGGAGAGAAGTCGGTGATGTCGAAGAAGGAGAGGCCCCGTGAGTCGGGGCGCTTGGCCTCAGCCACGGTAGAAGTCCCGCATCACAGACATCGAAGCGATGTTGGCTTCGAGGCGAATCTCGTCTTCTCGGATGGACGCCGCGGCAATCTCCCCGCTTCGCTCACGACCCGACACCGAGGTCTCGTGGCTGTTCTGGTAGCCCTGGTGGAAGACGTAGAGGTACTGGATCTTGACTTCGGCCAGTTCTAAGTAGGCGGCTGCGAGCCTCTTGGAGACCGACTCGAGGTCATCGTCCGGGGGGGCCATCGGTCTTCACGTCGGCTCCGTCGTTCTTGGTGCCCTTCTTGGCCT